AATTAGATTTGCATTAATTTGCTCCTTAATCCAATTGTAAGTTTTACGAATACCCTCTTCTAAAGTCATACTATAATCCCAACCAAGTTCTTTACGAATCAGATCATTATTTGAATTGCGTCCACGAACACCAAGAGGACCATTAATATAATTTTTTTCAACCACTTTACTAGCAACCTTTGCGGCAGTTTCTACAAGTTGATTGATAGTTACCCTTTCTTCAGAACCAATATTTACTGGTCCAATAAAATCACTATCCATAAAACGACGAGTTGCCTCGATACATTCATCAATATAAAGGAAGGAACGAGTCTGTTTTCCATCACCCCATACCTCAACAGTTCCACCTTCCTCTGGGAGATATGCTACCTTACGGCAGATTGCTGCTGGGGACTTTTCTCTTCCACCTTCCCAGGTTCCCTCTGGTCCAAAAATATTGTGGTAACGAGCAACCCTAACTGGAATACCATAATTGCGATGATAGGCAAAATACAGTCGTTCGCTGAAGAGTTTTTCCCATCCATATTCGGAGTCGGGTGCTGCTGGGTATGCTGATTCTTCACGGCAATCGGGGTTATCTGGGTCCAGTTGATTATGTTCTGGATACATACACGCAGAACCAGAATAGAAGATCTTAGTTGGTTGATCTAACTTGGGACGATTACATTCGGTCCATTCATTCACCACACCATCAAAAGTTGCATTCAACCTACGAACTTCTTCAAGAACGTTCAAGTTGATAGACACAGAGTTGTGCATGATGTCTGCATCATTCTCACCTGTAAATACAAATCCTGCACCACCCATATCAGCAGCAAACTGATATATCTCATCAAATGGACGAATGTATTGATAAGGAACTGAATTATAAAAATTACCTTGTTCTCCTTTGAACTCGATGACCCCACGAACAAAACTTACATCTCTCAGGTCTCCCTGAACGAATTCATTTGCTTCACTTAAAGAAAACTCTGGATACTTAAGATCTACACCACGAACCCAGTAACCCTCGGATCGTAATCTTCTAACCATATGACTCCCGATAAAGCCACCAGCACCCAGAACCAGTGCTGTTTTCGTATATTCACTCATAGAATGCTTTAAATCTCTTCTTATATATTATAGCAAAAAAGGAGAGTTTATGCAACTCCCCTTTTAGATCTTAGTTTAGTTTCTATTGCGTTCATACCATTCAATTGTTTTATCAAGTCCATCTTCTATAGAAAATCGTGGAGACCATTTAAATTCGTGACGAACCTTTGTAATGTCAGTTGAATACCGATAATCGTGTCCTAGTCTGTCCTTCACATATTCTATCATATTTTCCTTCATATTCATACGATCAAGAATCATACGAACCAAATCAATATTTCTAATCTCACAATCTCCACCAATATTATATTTTTGTCCGTTTCTACCTTTCAACCACACCTCAATTAATGCTTCACAATGATCTTGAACATATAACCAATCACGAACTTGTTTGCCGTCACCATACACAGGAACTTTCTTGCCAGACAAAAGATTGGTAATTGTCTTTGGAACCATCTTTTCAATATACTGTCTGGGACCATAATTATTAGAGCAGTTTGTAATCACTGCTGGCAGTCCATAAGTATTATGATATGCCATTACAAAATGGTCTGATGAAGCTTTGGATGCAGAGTATGGATTTCTTGGATTGTAATTAGACTTCTCTGTGAAATATCCTTCGTCTATTGAACCATAAACTTCGTCAGTAGAGATATGAATAAACTTTTCAACTTCATACTTTAATGATAGGTTAAGAAGATTTACAGTTCCATTGATATTAGCAAGAATGAACGGAGAACAATCATGAATTGAATTATCTACATGACTTTCCGCAGCAAAGTGAAACACAGTGGTTGGTTTATATTTTTTAAACACATATTCACAATTGTGTTCATCAACAATATCTGTAGTGTAAAATTTTATAGGATCTGGAATGTTGTGCCAATCAGAAGCATAAGTTAATTTATCAATACAGATAATTTGTTCTGTGGTAGTACAAATTAAATGGTGAAGAAAATTGCTTCCAATAAATCCTGCCCCGCCCGTTACTAAAATTGTCATGATTAATCAGTTTGAATAGAATATTTTTCTAATATTTTTGGTGAATATTGATTTGCTACTGAACCATCATCCTTTTCATCCCGTTTTTGTTTTTCAAGTAGATAAACTCTGTTTCTAATTTCAGTAGAAGAATACTGATGTCTTCGTAAGTGATAATGTATTTCTATGCCGTGATCTATGCAGTATTGTTTTCCTGTGACATCTACATTTTTATACTCCTCACTCAAAAACCGGATATGAAATGTTTGAGTTTGAATTAAATTAAGCAGATCTGCTTCTGTTTCATATACAAGAATCTCATCCACATACTTACATCCCTGTAATTGTATATATCTTTCATAAACAGACTGAACTGGTTTATTTTTTATGCCCGGACGATCTACTGTAGGATCAACCTGAAGAGCCACTTTTAGGTAGTCGCAAAGCTCCTTTTCCATTTTAAGCATTGTGACATGTCCAGCATGAAATAAGTCAAATGAACTACAATTAAATCCTATTTTCATATGAGAACTACTTTTTATTATCATACCAGAAAAGGAGAGTTTATGCAACTCTCCTTGGGTCTTTTTAGGCTCGCCAC